CATGGCTCAGAACATGGAAGACGTAACCAATGTTATGCAGTTCGTACAGATGGCTCAAGGCTTTGGCCCAGAGGGTCAAGCCACACCGAAGATGGGCGAGATTACAGACTACATTGCAGACAAGTTGGGCATCCCAAGCAAATTGCGTTTTGACTCCGCTGAGAGGCAATATAATTTGCAACAAGCAGCACAGATGGCAGCTCAAGCCGCACAGCAAAATCCAGAGATTGGAACTGGCGGTGAGACCGATAAGAAGATTTTAGATATGCTTAGTGTAAACAAACTATCAGAGGTAATGCCAAATGCGTGATGATGTAGCGCGAGCGTTAGCCGCTAGAGCATTAGAGGTTGCTCAAAAGACAAAAAGTCAGCAAGGCCCTAAAGGTGAGAAGGGTGATGCTGGTCAAATTATTGTCCAGCCAAACAAGGGTGACAAAGGGGATACTGGCCCAATGGGGCCACAAGGTATCCCAGGTAAATCCATTACTGGCCCAAAGGGCGATAAAGGCGATAAAGGTGATACTGGTCAAAAGGGTGATACTGGTCAAAAAGGTGATGCCGGTAACAAGGGCGATAAGGGAGAGCGCGGAGAACGTGGCTTTCAAGGTCTAAGAGGCTCTGATGGATCTAAGGGCGATATTGGCCCAATGCCCAAGCACGAGAAAAAAGGTTTAATGATCCGCTTTGAGAAGGAGCCTGGCACTTGGGGCGAGTGGATCATTATGCCAACTAGCGGTGGTGGTGGCGGTGGGCGCGATGACAAACTAACAGATCGCCAAGCAGAGTTGGTTGCCTTAGCCGAGTTTTATAAGACTCGTGGATCTAATGCAAACAAATATATTAAAACTGATGGAACAACTTTAACTTGGGATACGCTAGATGGATCAGATATTAATTTATCAAGCCCACCAGCTATTGGAGGAACAGCTCCAAACACAGGATCATTTACAACTTTAAATTCAACTAGTGGTGCGCTTAATGGAACTATCGGTGCTACTACCCCATCATCTGTAAACGCTACTACGATTACAGGACAGACAGGACAATTAAATGGTACTGGGCAGAATTTATTCTTACAAAGCCAAACATTTAATACTACTTGGGCTACTACTAATTTAACTGTTACTGCAAATACATCCACTGCTCCTGACGGGACTACTACAGCAGAAACAATAGACGAAGGGACTGCTAGTGGCACTCATTTAATTAGTCAATCAACTAATATTTTTGCAAATACTAAATATACCTTTAGTTGCTATGGAAAAAATGTAAATGGTGTATATCTTGTTTTGTCAGTTCGAGGAGCAAATGGTAATATAGCTGCGGCAGAGTTTAATATTTCAACTGGAGCTTTATCCAAAACCTATGCTATTGGAACTGGTTTTAGTGTAGATTCAACTTCTATTACAGCAGTTGGAAATAATTGGTATAGGTGTTCTGTTTCTGTAACAACTGGTTCTACTGTCAGTAGTCAAACTAATTATATTGCTATGTCTGATGGCTCTGCATTTGCCACAAGCGGAAGTCCGTCATATACAGGCACAAATAGAACTATTTTAATTTGGGGTTCACAGTTTGAGTTTGGTTCTACATTAAACACCTACATCCCCACAACCACTACAGCAGTCTACGGAACTCCTACCCTATCCTTTAGTGGAGTATCTACTATTGGGCTAGAGTCTACTGGTGCATTGTATTTACAACCAGCAGGAACAGGCGCATTACAAGCACAAGCTACTACATCTACTACAGCAGGTGGTAATGCTAGGGGTTCGTGGTCAGTAGATTGGCAAACTACAAGAGCAAGTGCTTCTCAAGTTGCAAGCGGTGTTGTTGCTGTTGTTGCTGGTGGTGGTCAAAATACTGCATCTAACTTTTATACAGCAGTAGGTGGCGGTCAAGCAAATAATGCAAGTGGCTCAACATCAGCAATTAGCGGTGGTCTTTTAAATACAGCAAGTGGTATATACGCAGGTATTGTAGCTGGAAATTCTAATACAGCATCAGGTTACTACGGATTTGTTGGTAATGGGTTTACAAACTCTACAACTTCAAACTCTGCCGTTACCACTCAAAGCGGAACTATGAACGGCACGACAGCCGTTACTTTGTCGGGTTCTAACGCTAACATTAAAGTAGGTCAGTACATTACTGGCACTTCTATTGGAACTGATACCTATGTAGCCGCCATTAGCGGAACATCCTTAACTTTAAGCAAAGTAGCATCAGGCTCATCTACAAGCACTCTATCTTTCTTTACTCCTCATGGAGTAGTAGTAGGCGGTGGTAATAACCAAGCTACAGGTAGTTATTCATTTATCGGTGGTGGTGGTGATGCAGGTACTGCGGCTAATAGGAATAGAGCATCAGCAGATTGGTCAACTGTGGCGGGAGGTTGGAAAAATACAGCAAGTGGATTAGGTTCATTTATTGGTGGTGGTGGTACTTATGATGGTGTAAATGGAAGCGGTAACACAGCTAGTGGAGCAACATCCTTTGTTGGCGGTGGTTTTGCTAATACAGCATCAGGATTTGGTGCATCAATAATTGGTGGGAATGGTAATGCGTCAACGGGTAATTACACAGTTGTTTCAGGAGTAAATGGAACATCTAGGGCAATTAATAATAATTTTACAATATCCTCAAACGCTATATCTAATACGGGAGATGGGCAGGCATCTGTTTTAGTATTAAAAAAACAAACAACTGATGCTACAGCCACAGCACTTACTTCAGATGGTAGTGCGGCAACTACTAATAATCAAGTCATAATGCCTAACAACTCTGCTTACTTCTTTACTGGAGAAGTTATATCAGGAGTTACTGGTGGTGGTAACACTAAAGGCTGGACTATCGAAGGTGTAATTAAGCGAGGTGCTAATGCGGCATCTACGGCTTTAGTCGGAACACCTACAGTAACCTCTACCTATGCTGATGCTGGGGCATCTACTTGGGTTATCGCAGTAACAGCAGACACGACTAATGGCGGTTTAAGAGTTACCTTTACAGGACAGGCTAGTACGACTATTCGTACAGTTTGCCAAATCCGCACAACCGAAATGACTTTCTGATATGGGTAGAAAAATTAAATATCATTTTACAAGGGATAAAGATTGGTTACATGAGCATTACATAACCAAAAATATGTCTATTCAAAAAATAGCGGATGCCGAGGAATTTCCATACTATATTATTAGAAATGCTTTATTAAAAGCTGGTATTGCAATGAAACCCCAAAAGATTTATGGTCATGTGAATCACCCTAACAGAAAAGGCAAAAACCACCCAAGGTGGAAAGGCGGAAATCCAAAATGTTTAAATTGCTCAAAACAACTTACTTTTGGTAGAACAAGATGTTGGGATTGTTACAGAAAATCTATAGGGATTGATATTGAAAATTATGTAGCACCAAGACCAAGTCAAGCCGATAGGTTTACTCACGAATATAAAAAATGGAGAACAGCTTTATTTAAGCATTATGAATATAAATGCTACATTTGCAAAAAACACGACAGAAAACTAATTGCTCATCATTTAAATGCTTATTCAACACATCCAAAAGAACGATTGGATTTTGATAATGGGGTTGTTTTATGTAGTAAACATCATTCATATTTTCACAAAAATTATGGATTTCACAAAAACACGAAAGAACAGTTTCATGACTATCTTTCAAATTTAGCAGAAATTATTTAAAGGAGAATTATTTTGGCACTCAAGCTCTCTGTTCAAACACAATTTGGCGTACCAGCCCCACAAGCCTACGCTAGAATCACTAACTTCTTTGGCACTAAAGACCAAATCCAAGTCCAAGTCGCTATTCATTACGATGAGTCGGCAAGGCATGGCAACATGGCTACAGTCAAAGAAAACGCACACTACATCGGTATGGAAGACCTCAAGGGTGATTTAATCCCAGCAATCTACGAGGTTCTAAAGACTTATAGTGACTATGCTGGTGCAGAGGACTGCTGATGAATGACGGCTGGGAAGGGTTAGAAAACGTAGCCACAGACGTTAGAGATTCTCAACAAGCAGCTGAGGATTTAAATAAATTATGCCTCCGAGTTCTTGGCTCAGAGGATGGAGCAAAACTAATGAAGTGGCTTAGGTCAGCTTTGTTAGAGCAGCCAGTTGCCTTGCCTGGCTCTGACCCAAGCTATGCGTTCTATCGAGAAGGACAGAACTCTGTGGTGCGGGATCTTGAAGCAAGGATCTTAAAAGCAAGGAAAATGTAAACATGGAAAATACCGAAGCAGTCCAGCCCACAGAGGAAGGTGGCCTACTGGACTCAGTAACAACTGAGGACAGCCAAGGTACCGAGCAGCAAAACCCAGAATCGTCACAGATATCTCATCTATCAGAGCCAGAGGATGACACCCCCTTAGACAGACCAGATTGGTGGCCTGAGAACTTTTGGAAGAAAGACGATTCAGCCCCCGATCTAGAAGGCATAGCCAAGTCTTGGATGGATCTTAGGAAACAGATATCGCAAGGCAAACACAAAGCACCAGCTGATGGAAAGTATGACGTGTCTGCCTTTGGCTCTATTCCTGAGAATGACCCAGTTCGATCCCATGTGATGGGTTGGGCAAAAGAAAATGGGATATCGCAGATGGCCTTAGATAGTCTCGTTGGCACAGTTGTTGGTATGGGAGCAGAGAAAGTAGAGTCTGTTACCAGATCCCTTGCTGAAGAGAAAGCATCCCTTGGGCCTAATGCAGATGTAATTATTAAGGGAATGACAGATTGGGCCAGGGGTCTTGTAAACAAGGGGGTATGGGGCAGGGATGACTTTGAAGAGTTTAAGTATATGGGCGGTACTGCCAAAGGCTTAAAGGCTTTGATGAAACTGCGTGAAACCTATGAGGGCTCTCGCATCCCAGTTGAGTCTGTACCCATTGAGGGCGCTCCCTCCAAAGATGAGCTGTACCAAATGGTTGGTGATCCTAAGTACAAAACAGATCCATCCTACCGAGCCAAGGTTGAGAAGATGTTTGCTCAAAATTTCGGCTAATATAAAGAATCTCCTCACGAGAGTGACCCTTACCCCGGTGCAGTTAGCCGGGGGTTTTTTTATCCACATTTAGTTGGTATAAAAAATATTTCACTAGATGTTGTATTTTTCCTACATTTCTGCTAGAAACTCATTAAGGCATACCATTTAGTTGGCCCTTGATGCAGATTAATCTGACGATTGGCTACCGCAAGTAGCAAGCGTAGGCCCTGGCAACAGGCACACCAAAGCAAAAACCCAATTTATTTTTTACCTATTTAGGAGAAACACATGAGCATTTCATTATCTAATGCCTTTGTTACCCTCTTTGATGCTGAGGTAAAACAGGCTTTCCAGGGCAAAGCAATGCTGGTAGGTGCTGTTCGTCAGCGTAGAGGAGTTGAAGGCTCTACTGTTAAGTTTCCAAAGGTTGGCAAAGGTGTGGCTACCCCACGCATTGCACAATCTGACGTAACTCCATTAAACGTAGCATTCTCAAGTATTACTTGTACGCTTGCTGATTACAATGCCGCTGAATATAGCGATATCTTTAATCAAGCTAAAGTAAACTTTGACGAGCGTTCAGAGTTGGTTCAAGTATTGTCTAACGCTATTGGCCGCAGACAAGACCAAATGATTCTTGATGCACTCGGAAATACTAGCACCAGCTTGACTGTTTCTAACGATATCGGTGGTAGCGATACCAACATGAACGTAGCCAAGTTGCGTGAAGCTAAGAAGTTGTTGGATAAAAATAACGTACCTCCAGAGGGCCGTCATATTATCCTCCACGCAAATGGCTTATCATCGTTGTTGTCTGAGACAGCAGTAACCAGCTCTGACTTCAAT